ATAACAATTATAGGTGGAGAGCCAGTATTTTCAGGTACTAAAACTTTTGGTGATGATACATCTGAAACTGCCGATAGCACTGGTAATATAGGAAAAAAGCTGGTCAAAAAAGATCCAACATCAAGTAAGATATGGTATTCTGGTGAAAGTGAGACTACTGTAAGCCCCTATAACAGATACAACTTTGCTGCAGAGCTTACTCTACCCACTGTACCTGCTTATAACTGGGTAGGTATGGCTGAAGCTACTGTATCTGATGGGGCTACTGTAACTTGTACAACTCTGGCAGGTATAAACTCATCTAGGACAGGTTTAACTACAAACAGTTCAATAGAGATTACAGGGTTTAAGGTAGGCACAGCACTCTCAGCTACAGAAGTCTTAATTACAGGAGCAGACAAGTAATGAAAACCTTAGTTAAAGACAGTAAGTCAATCTATACCTTTGATGATGCTGAAGTACTAGACATCACAGCGGATAACATCCAAGTAGGTGAACCTGTACGTCTTATTATTGGAGACTGCAACTCGTCTAACATCACACTGTACACAGATGTGACACCCCCAGAAGATTGGACAGGTCATAAGTATCTCTTTGATGGTACAACTTGGACAGAGAACCCTGATTGGGTAGACCCTGCGACACTAGAGGAAGAAACCCCATGAAGTATTTACTCATAGTCCCTGCTCTATTCCTAGCTGCTTGTTCTACCAAGAATGATGTAGCTATGAACACAGACTATCAGTGGTCACTTCAACATGCCCAACAAAAGCGTATGGATACTATCGCTGAGAGAGCTAAACAAGGTGAAGGTGGAGTTATAGCTGCTGCTTTGCTTATGCAACAAGAACGTGGTCAGTATAACCCACAAGCTCCTAAAGGTTCAGGTGATAAGTTCTTAGAGACTGTGGCTGCTATAGCTCCTGCTATCGGTAACACACTTATTGGTGTTGGTCAGATTGGTGCTACAGTCTATGCTGCAGAAGTCCAGAAGGACATTGCCATTAACAACAGCAACAATAATGCTGAAGTAACAATGCATACTAACGACACAATGGCTGGTATTGCAGAAGTTACTATTGTTGATCCATCTGTCGTAGAGACAAGCACTACAACCACAACGACCACAAACAATACTACAACTACGAATAACTAACGCTATGTATGAGATGATTGACCTTGTAATGCAATGGCTTGTTGCGCCACTCGTAGTCGTGGTATGGCACCTGTTTAATCGTTGTATAAAGCACGATACTCAGATCGCTGTACTCCAATCTCAACTAGAAGCCTCTAAAGTTTCCTACGACAGGGAAATGAAAGAGATGAAAGAAACCATCAAAGCAATCTTTAATAAACTCGACAGTATAGAACATGCACTGCGAGAGAGATAAATGGATAGTAAAGCATTAGTCGGTGTTCTTTTTGCAGCACTTATAGGTTTGTTAGGTTGGAACATAAAGACAACACATCAACTAACCTTACAGGTACAGAAACTTGAGATCATTCTCCTAAATGACGCATTTGCAAAGTAGGAGAATACATGGACCCAGTTACAATTATTAGCGGTGCTACAGTCGCTTTTAATGCCCTGAAAAAAGGTTTTGCAGTAGGTAAGGACTTACAGGATATGGGTGGTCAACTGACTAAGTGGGCTGGTCATATGGCTGACTTAGGTCAAGCTGAGAAGCAAGTACAGAATCCCCCTTGGTGGAAATCGTTAGGTGGTTCTGTAGAAGCCGAAGCGTTAGAAGTTTTTGCTGCAAAGCGTAAGGCACAGGCTATGAGGGAAGAGCTACGCTCCTATGTGTCTTTCACGATGGGGCCATCAGCGTGGGATGAATTAGTGGCTATAGAAGCTAAGATAAGAAAGCAAAAGAGGGATCACGAGTACCGTAAGGCTGAACTACAAGAAGCCATTATTACTTGGGGTATCACAGGCGCACTCTTGTTGACCTTCTTTGGTGGTCTTGGGCTTATAATGTATATGGTAAGGTGATGTGGTTCTTAATCTGGTTTCAGCTTATGAATGGTCAGCTTGATTACTATCAAGTAGGTAACACTTATTCGTCATTAGAAGAGTGCAATAAAGAGAAAGCAAGAGCTGAAGTTCTAGTGACGAACAGAAACTCAGGTTTGTTTTGTCTTGAGGCTTATAGAGACTGATAAGGGTAAGTGGATAGTCATCAGTGATGACAACAAGATCGTATTGATTACCACAAATAAAAGAATAGCGGAGTACTATGCGAATGGCTCACATGATAGTTGATGATTGGAAGATCATACCTAGACTTATGATGCTGGCAGTCACTGTACTAACGTATCAGGCGGTACATTGGTACATGGCTCTACCTGATCCTACTATCCAACAGAGTGGTCTTGTAAGCGTCTGTATGGGTGCACTCACTGGCTGCTTTGGCATCTGGATGGGTAAAGAGTCTAAGACTACTGTCTCAACTAATCAGGTGACTTATGCACAAACTCCTACTGATACTGATCGCAAGTAGTTTACTATCTAGTTGTGGTCTTACAGCACTAAATCCGTTTTCCAGCAAAGGAGGTCCTACCGTTAATGCGAATGTCTTGGCAGGTAAAGAAAACACACAACAAGTGGTCGCTCAACAAAATAGACAAGATGCAGGTAGGGACATCGTCACAACGGAAATTGAGAAGGAGGTCGAGGCCGAGAGAGTGGAAAACCTCCAGATCTCGAACACTAACGTACCCATATGGGTTATTCTTCTCTTAATACTAGGTTGGTTACTGCCTACACCCACTCAGATAGGAATGGCGATTAGCAACCTGGTTAAATCTATATTCAAAAGGAAATAAGATGGGTTATAAACTAGGTAATCGCAGTCTACAGAAGCTTGAAGGTGTAGACGAACGTATGGTAGCGGTTGTTAAGTACGCAATCGGTGTCAGTAAGCAAGACTTCTCTGTGATCTGTGGTCTTCGTACCATCGAGGAGCAGAAAGCCTTAGTTGCTAAGGGCGCATCTCAAACCATGAAGTCAAAGCACATTGATGGTATTGCTGTAGACCTTATGGCTTGGGTTGATGGAGGTCGTTGGGAGTTAAACCTGTACGACGAGATTGCTGACGCTATGGCTGAAGGTGCTCGTGCTTGTGATGTCCCTGTACGTTGGGGTGCAGCTTGGACTGTTCCTAATATTGCACAGTGGGACGGTGATATGGAAAGTGCCATGAATGACTACATAGATACTCGTCGTTCTCAGGGTCGTAGGCCTTTCATTGATGCTCCTCACTTTGAGCTGATGGTCTAGTACAATGTGGATCGCTATAATACTACTGTGCCAGAACCCTTCAGCTTTATCATGTCAGGTGTTAGCAAAGACTGATGAGACCTTTTACTCTGAACAGGAATGCCAAGAGGAAGTCGTAGCGGTTGCTACAGACTTTATGAATAAAGGCCTCATGGCTATCCCTAATTGTTTTCAAGTAGGGAACTCGGTCTAAGTACTGGTCTAATTGAACTCGACAGCTTACCTGTATTTATACAGAATAAATTAGCAGGTAGTGTGTCTGATAGATCTTCTAAAGTTCTTATGACCTTATCACACTCTGACGAACTCGGTAGTATTATTTGAGCATCCAACTCTGTCCCTTCGATAGAGTAAACTATTGCAAGTATATAGTAAAATTCCATTACATGCCTCTTGTGTATCACAGTGGTTTGTAGTATGACAGAGGAGTTACCTCCTCCAAAACTAAAGGCGGCCTTCGGGCCGCCTCTTTTTATTTGCCATCGAGATACTCGTTAAGTCTCTTTGAGTACCATTCGACTTTCTTCAAGTCCTGCTTAAAGTTTCCCTTGTCTCTACATCGGTGTTGATACTTGATCATATTCCCACGTAGGTAACCAATGTACTCTGCTGCACTCAGTACCTCTTTCATGTAGTCAATACACTCAATAGACCCACTCGTGTAGTGAGCAGGGCTATTGACCATATCACGCTCTTGAGAACGCTGACGCTCGTCGGGTGTAAAGTCCTTTACCATTCTGGGCCACCATACTCGTCAAAGGAACCTACAGGACCACTGAAGCTCATGTCTACTGTGATCCCATTGACTGGGTCATCAAGCTCCTCGTGCTCTGTGGACATCACCCCCATTTCCTGAAGGTGATGCTCTAAGTAAAGTGGTATTTGGTTTTCCATTATTC